TCCTGCAACGTGGCCTGGGTGCCCTCGATCTGCGAGGTGATCAGAGCTTCCTTGCGAACGAAGGAGTAGAGGAACCACTGCGCGTTTGGCACCAGGTCGGCAGCGACAGCCAGACGCGAGAGTCCGGCCATGGCGCAATCCAAACGACGCTGAAGTTTCTGATCAATGGTCAGCGGCGGATCGGCGGGAGGCAAGGGATGAGGCACGAATGCTCGCACTTCTTCGTCGCCTGTTCGCGTCAAACGATACGTTCCGGTGATGCGTGTCACTGATCAACCATCCTTTCCTAGCGAAAATCGCTAGGAAAGAAATCTTACCTAGTGAAAATTGTTAGTCAAGGATTGTTTACTAGCGATGGAGATTCACCGCAGTGAGTGATTCACCCACATCCGCGAAGGTCAATCCGCTGTCTTTGAGCGTGGAAGAGGCGGCGAGGATGTTGTCAGCCGCTGGTCAGAAGCGGGTGACGCCGGAGCAGGTGCAGGCGGACGTTGATGCCGGTGCGCCGGTTGGGCGTGACGGGCGGATCAACCTGGTGAACTACACGGCGTGGCTGATTCGTGAGGTGCAGACGCGGTGAAAATGGATTCCAGGCAACTTCGCGTGGCGGATGCCGTGCGGCTCTTGAACTCCACGCCTTTGGGCGAGGTGGTTCAGCCGCATGTGGTCTACCGGCATCTGAATCGCGTTGCGTACAAGATCGGCGATGGGCGACGCATTGACCTGATGCGCTATGCCGCCTGGTTATTTCACGCGCGGCGGGAGGCATTTGAACCCGGCTGGACCGAGACGAATTACGAAGCACACAAGGAAGCGACCAACACGCGTAGTCGGGCGCAGAGTGAATCGTCACGCGACATCGCTGCCGAGGGATGGATTCATGAACCGCGTAATCTTGAGCGTAAGGATGCCTGCCGCCAATCGTTCCGTTTGTTCTGCGAGCAATATTTTCAGCAGACGTTTCATCTTGTCTGGAGCCAGGACCATCTGAAAGTGATCGGGAAGATTGAGACGGCGGTCATTGACGGCGGGTTGTTTGCGATGGCCATGCCGCGTGGATCAGGCAAGACCACGTTGTGCGAGACGGCCTGCTTGTGGGCACTTTTGTACGGGCACCGGGAATTCATCGCACTCATCGGCAGCGATGATCGACGCGAACTGGGGTAATTCGACGGACGTGGTCTATCAATTCTGCCGGCAGAGTCCGCACAGCGCCATCGTCATGCCCAGCCACGGTAAGTACGTCGGCGCGGCCAGTACGCCATTCTCCGATTACAAACCCAAACGCGGCGACAGGTGTGGACTGCATTGGCGCATTCCGGCTATCACCGGCAAACGTGCTGTGCGCTATGCCCTGATCGACACGAATTACTGGAAAAGTTTCATCCAGGCGCGTCTGGCGGTTCCGATGGGCGATCCGGGATGCTTGTCTTTGTTTGCAGGGGGAGGCGGGTACGACCACCGTTTGCTCGCCGAGCATTTGACTGCCGAATATCGCGTCAAGACGCAGGGCCGTGGTCGCGAACTCGAAGAATGGAAACTCCGCACACCCGGCACCGACAACCATTGGCTGGACTGTCTCGTCGGCAACGCCGTCGCTGCGTCCATGCAAGGCGCGGTGCTCTTTGGCACAGATACTCGGCGCGAATTGCGTAAGCCACGACTACGACTCTCAGAATTACAAGGGAGGCGATAATGAACAATATGACCAAACAACCCGCTGGTGAGGAACTTTCCAGAGGGCTGGTCTGTCGTACTTGTGGGTGTGGACACTTTCATGTGCTTTATACCCGTCGTGCTTGGGGAGGACGACTCCTGCGTCGGCGGGAATGTCGTCATTGTGGGCGACGCGTCACAACATACGAGCAATTCGCCGGAACCCAGGTGTAGGTCGTCCGCCACTCCGTGCATGTTCTATCTGTAGAACAATCTTCGTCCATCCAATCATTTTCTGAAGAATTTTTGGAGCGCGGGCTTGCGCACGGCATAGGTAACTAGTGACAGGACACTTTTTTTTCGGAACGAAACCGTGAGCGATGACCTCGAAGACATCTTGAAAGAAAACGCAAAAAATCCCAAACGCGCCAAGGGGGATGCAGCGGAGGTTGAGCAGCACTCGTTACGGGACCAGATCGCCGCTGACAAATACCTCGCCAGTAAAGAAGCCACGAAGAAAGGCCTTGGCGTGATTTTCAAGAAACTCGTACCCCCTGGAGCAGATTGACCTACGTATGCTCGGATTTTTGAAAAATATTCTCTCTTCTCCCTCCGCTCGCGCGGTCGCCTCCAGCCCGCGCACCACACGGGTTATTCCGGTGGTGCGTGGGCGCTACGACGCGGCGACCACGACGGATGAGAATCGTCGGCACTGGGCGGCGGCGGATGGGCTTTCGGCAAATGCGGCCAATATTCCTAATGTCCGTCGTGTGCTGCGGAACAGAGCGCGTTACGAGGTCGCCAATAATTCCTACGCTCGTGGGATCGTGCTGACGCTCGCCAACGACACCATCGGAACCGGGCCGCGTTTGCAGTTGCTTACCGAGGATGACGCCGCCAACGCCCTTGTCGAGGATATCTTCGAGCAGTGGGCGGATGCTATCAATCTGGCGGACAAGCTCCGCACTATGCGGATGGCTCGCGCCGAGTCCGGCGAATGTTTTATTCTGCTGATTGCCAATCCGCAGGTGGATTCGCCGGTGAAACTCGATTTGCGATTGATTGAGGCCGATCAGGTCGCCACACCATCACAAGCGGCTGTTGGTTCCAAGGTGCAGCTTAACAACATCACCGACGGCATCGTCTTCGATTCTTACGGCAACCCGGTTCTGTACCACGTCCTCAAGAATCATCCTGGTGAGCGTGGAGCATTGAACGACCTCAAGTCCGACCCGGTCCCGGCGGCTTCGGTGATTCATTATTACCGTGCGGATAGGCCGGGACAGAGCCGGGGCATTCCGGAGATCACGCCGGCGTTGCCGCTCTTCGCGCAACTCCGCAGGTACACGCTGGCGGTGATCGCCGCTGCTGAAACTGCCGCTGATTTCGCAGCCGTTCTGTACACCGACGCCCCCGCCAACGGCGAGGCCGATTCGATTGAGCCGATGGATATTGTCGAACTCGAACGCCGTATGGCAACGGTCCTGCCTGGTGGATGGAAACTCGGGCAGGTCGCCGCCGAGCAGCCAGCCACGACCTACGGGGAGTTCAAACAGCAAATCCTCAACGAGATTGCACGTTGTCTGAACATGCCGTTCAACATCGCGGCGGGGAATTCGTCGGGCTACAACTACGCATCGGGGCGGCTGGACCACCAGACCTATTACAAATCCATTCGCGTTGACCAAGAGCAGATCGGGCGCGTGGTGCTCAACCACATTCTGCGGGCTTGGCTCGAAGAAGCGATTCTCATTCCGGGCCTCCTGCCGTCGTGTGTGAAGAACGCACCTTTTAGCGAACTCGATCACCAGTGGTTTTGGGATGGGCAGGAACACGTCGATCCAAACAAAGAGGCCAATGCTCAGGCCACACGGTTGCAGAACAACACGACAACGCTTGCTTACGAATATGCACGTCAGGGGCGCGACTGGGAAGACGAGCTTCGCCAACGGGCGAAGGAAGTGGCATTGATGAACAAACTCGGGTTGACCATGGCGCAAGTTGCGCCATCTTCTACGAAACCTTATTCGGAGAGTAACAATGAACAAAATTCCTCAAAACACGCAGCTTGAAGCTGGACCGTTGGCGCTGACGGCGAGTTTTCAGATTGAGGCTGCCGCCCCTGGCGTAGAAGCTGGTAGCGCGACGGCGTTGCCGAAGTTTCGCATGGTCGCTTATACCGGTGGGCAGATGCGTCTGGCTGGCTGGCGACAGCCGGTGATCGTGGATCTGGCGGGTTTAACGATCCCCAATCAGAACCGGCCTATCCGTTTCGGCCATGACGCAGCCGCTGGTGTGGGTCACACCGATACGATCCGTGTGGAAAACGGACAGTTGATTGCGACGGGAGTGGTATCTCGCGACACGGTGGCGGCGAGGGAAATCGTCACGTCGGGTAAAAACGGATTCCCGTGGCAGGCGTCCATTGGCGCGAGCGTCGAGGAATTCGAGTTCATCAAAGAAAACCAAAAAGTCAGTGTGAATGGGCGGTCGTTCGACGGCCCGGTGAACGTCGTTCGTAAAGCGACGCTCGGCGAGATCAGTTTTGTAGACTTGGGCGCAGACGGCAATACCTCCGCGCGAGTGGCTGCCATCCGTCCACAACAGGAGACCAATGACATGCACAACGCGCAAATGACCGATCTCGCTCCGGCTCCAACCGCTGTCACGCTGGCCCCGACGATCCAGGCGGCACCAGCGCCAACGACGGCGGACATTCGTGCGGAGGCACTCGCGGAAACCAATCGTATCGCTGCCATTCGTAAACTCTGTGCGCCCTCCGCTCCGGGCGGACGATATTTCGCTGACATCGAAGCTCAGGCGATTCGTGAGGGATGGGACGCCACGAAAACCGAACTGGAAGTTCTGCGAGCCAGTCGACCGCCCGCTCCGCAGCCCGGTGCAATCCAAGGAGGGGGGGAAGCGCCGCATGGGTATTCTGTCTCCGCCCCTGGGCCGGTGACGCACGATGTGCTCGCGGCGGCGTGTCTGCTGTCGGCGGGGATCGTCAAACCGGAAGATCATTACAACGAGCAGACGCTGGAGGCGGCCCAGAAGCGGTTCCGACATGGGATCGGATTGCAGACTTTACTTCTGGAAGCGGCAATGGCTAATGGCTATACAGGCCATCATTTCCGTTCCGATTCGCACACCATTATGCGAATGGCCTTTGCGTTTCGTGACCAGGTACAGGCTGGCTGGAGCACCATCGACATCGGCGGCATCTTGAGCAACGTCGCCAATAAATTCCTGCTCGAAGGATTTTTCTCCGTCGAACGCGTGTGGCGAAATATCTGTGCGATTCGAAACGTCAACGATTTTAAGACGGTCACTTCATATCGCCTCATCGGCAAGGATCAGTACGAGTTGGTCGCTCCCGGCGGCGAGATCAAGCACGGAACCCTCGGCAACGAGACCTACACCAACAAGGCGGACACCTACGGCCTCATGCTCACCATCGACCGACGCGACATCATCAATGACGACCTCGGTGCAATCACCACCATTCCTCGCAAGTCCGGTCGCGGCAGCGGCCTCAAGATCAACGACGTGTTCTGGACTGTATTCTTGAACAACGCGACGTTCTTCTCCGCCGCCAACAAAAATCTGCTGACCGGTCCGGATACGATTTTGAATATCGATGGTCTCACCAAAGCGGAAGTGGCCTTCATGGAACAGACGGACAGTGATGGCAAACCCATCGGCTTGATGCCCTCGATCATACTCGCGCCCACCGCCCTTTCGGCCATCGGCACCCAACTCTATAAGAGCATGGAACTCCGCGACACCACCCCCAATGCCAAGTATCCCATCGCCAACCCGCACCAGGGCAAGTACCGCGTGGAAGTCTCACGTTATCTGTCCAACGCGCTATACAAAGGCAATGCGAGCAGCAAGGCGTGGTATCTGTTGGCCGATCCTAATGATCTGCCGCTGATCGAAGTGGCATTTCTTAATGGCCAAGAGTCGCCAACCATCGAAACAGCCGAAGCCGATTTCAATTATCTCGGCGTGAAGATGAGGGGGTTCCACGACTTCGGCGTCAACTTGCAAGACCCGCGGGCCGGCATCAGAAGCAAGGGAGAAGCGTAACGGAAAGAGGTGAAGCTGTAGACCGCAGGCAGTAGGCGCTGCGGTCTATGGCCCTCCCCGTCTCTTTTCGTCTGTCTACATCCTGCAACCTTATATATGGAGTTCTCATGTCTGTGATTTTTGTTCAGAACGGTGACAACGTTGATTACACCCCCAGCACTGACGTTCCCGCCGGCGCAGTGATTGTGCAAGGCGAACTGATCGGCGTGACCAAACGCCCCATTCCAGCCAATACGCTCGGCAGTCTTGCAGTCGAAGGTGTCTTTGAATTCCCCAAGGCTACGGCTGCTGGCAGTGCGATCGGCGTTGGCGTCAACGTGTACTGGAACGCGACTGCACAACAGGCCACGACCACCGCCTCCGGTAACAAACTTGTTGGTAAGACCATCAAGGCGGCGACGGATACCGACGCCACGGTTTGTGTACGCCTGACGCAGTAGGAGAAGTGCCGTGGTTGACCTTCTGCAGAAGGGTATGGCCTGGCTGGAAGACCAACGGACGAAGTTCATGACTCAGTCCGTGGTCTACCAGCGGGGCGACGACTCGGTGGAAGTACCCGCCACGCTCGGCACCACAGTTTTCAACATCGACGACGGCGGCGGTGCGTTGCTGCGGATCGAAGCGAGGGATTACCTGATCCGAGCGTCGGATTTGATGATCGGTGAAACGCCGATTCTGCCAAAGCGTGGAGATCGCATCCGGGAGACCAGCGGCTCTGGAGTGGAGCAGGTCTATGTGTACGAAGTGGTTGGTCCCGGTGATGAACCTTGCTGGCGATGGAGCGATGGATACCGGCAGACGTTGCGAATTCATACAAAACAAGTCGACATGGAGGCCACATGACAGAACAACATCAATATGAACGAGTTTGTCGTCAACATTTTCACGACATCAACGCCAAACTCGACCGGCTCGATGAAGCCGTCCGTGGGAACGGCAAACCGGGGATCAACCTGCGGCTGGAACTTCTGGAAACGGCTGCAGCTTCTCGTCGACGCCTGGCGTGGATCGTCGTCGGCGCGTTCGTGAGCGCCGGAGCTTCGGCAGTCATGCAATTGGTTCAGTTTATTGGGAGACAGTAAGTATGTCGCTCGTTGTCGATGTTGCTGACGCTGTGGTCGCGATGCTCAAAGCTGAACCGCTCAAGCTCGATGCGATACGAGCGTATCGTCCTGAGTTTGAACTTGTGGAACTCAAGACGCTTCGTGTGTCGGTGGTGCCGCGAGGCATTGAGATCACCAGCCTGAATCGGAACGCCAATCAGCACGACGTATCCGTCGATGTCGGCGTCCAGCAGAAAGTCGATCCCAATGATGCAGCGGCACTCGATGCGTTGATGGCGAAGGTCCAGCAGATTGCCGACGAGTTACGTTTGCGACGACTAACGCTTCCCAACGACGGATCGGCAATTTGGGTGAAGACCGCAAACGAGCCGGTCTATTCGCCGGATCACCTGCAAACCAAACAGGTTTTCACCAGTGTTCTGACATTAACTTATCGTGTGGTGAGGTAATCATGAATAACGTTGTCATGTTGTGTGTGGAACTTACCGGGGAGTACCGTCCGTTGTCGGAGAAGCCTCTGGTGGCCAGTGTGGACATCAACACGTCGCCGAACAATGCCGGACCGGTCTTTTTTCGCGGCACCGATGGCCAGGATGTGCCGTGGTTATCAAGTGTTGCAGAATGGCATGCGCTGACCCGCGTGGACCTCTCGGAAATCTACGTTAAAGGTACGCCCGGTGATGTGGTGACAGTGGTCGGAGGAACGTAATCATGCCGTATCGATTCAGTAAAACTGGCGGTTCGTCTCCACCCTCGTCTCCCCCTCCGTTACCGAATCAGCTTCTCGGTGGCATCACCGTCGCCGGCGTCGAGTCCTCGTGGCCATCTCCGATGGCGTACATGATGATCGTGCAGGTTGTCGGTGGTGGGATCATCACACTCGTTGCCGCCGTCGGCGACAGCAAGGTTTACCTTGTCGGAGCGGTGGCACCTGCCAGCATTGCTGGCGGCGGCTTGGCGTGGGTGAGTGATCCTGCCAATTCGATGTATCCTTCCGATACTCCGTATTGGCTACTTTCCGTGACAACACAGAATGGTATGCAACAATGGGTATCGCCAGACCCCACCGGTAGGAAACCGCCCTCAACAATTTCGCAATGGGAGCAGGTACAAGGCGACGACAAAATCGTCTCTCTTGTCAAACTTCATTAGCCCCCCCATTTTCCCTGTGATGTGGTGACAATGTTCGGAGGAACAGAATCATGCCGTATGGTTTTGGTGGTTCAGGATCAGGCGGGGGCGGAGCAGTGACGAGCGTTGCCGGCAAGATCGGTGACGTGACGCTTGTCATTGGAGACGTCAACAGTTTGCAGTCAATGCTTGACGCGAAGGTCTCGAATCCGCTTGCGGCGAATCTCAATGCCGGCGGAAAAGCGATCACAAACATCGGATCGATGAGCGGTGCCGGCAATCTGTTTTCTGTAGACAGTCAAGGCACAGTTTATGCAAACTGTTTTGATGCCTCGCAAGGATACGGGACGAGTTTCCTGGGACCACAAGGCTTTTTCAGCAGCGGTGCGAATTTCGGTGTTGATAGCTATGGCAACGTATCTGCTCGTGGAGCAACCTTCTCCGGCAGCGTATACGCCAACGAGATCATCTGCCAATGGCAATCCACCTTTTACGGCGGAATCGGCTGGGGCGGTGACATTTATGCACCTTACTTCTACGGCGGCAGCTTTTACGGGGACGGCAGCGGGCTGTACAACGTGAACGCGTCGTATGCGGATTACGCGAATAATGCCTATCAGGCTTACAACGCGGATAACGCTTATAACGCTCAATATGCAAACGACTCGTATTACGCTAACCAGGCATACATGCTTAACGGTCCGGCTTCGACGGATTATTCCGGGAATCTTTATGCGTATAACGTCTATGCATACTGTTTTTACGGTGACGGCTCTGGATTGACTGGGTACATCTACGCGAACGGGGCCGACTGGGCTGTCTACCTGAACGGCCCAATCTATACCTCCAACTACGACATCATTTCGAGTGGAGGATGGTCGATCCAAAACAATCACGCTGAATTATACAGTGCGAATTTCGCGGGATTCATCGGATTGAACGGCAGCAATCTCGCGGACAAGGACATCGGCATCACATTCCCACCCTTGTCCTCGGCAAGTCCATCCGCACCCGCTGGAACGGTCTATTTCGATTCGTCTTCGAACACGCTGAAGTTTTTCGATGGAACTTCGTGGAGAACCATTCAAACAATATAAGGAGCAACAATGTCCAAGATTTTTGACGACGTGAACATCACCAAGGAACAATCGGTCGCCGCTCAAATTGACGTGCAGGTCAAAAACGCTGCTCAAATGCTCAAGCGAGCCTACGAAATGATCTTCAGATTGGTCTACCAGAACCCGCAGTTCCGCAAGGCTGACGGTTCGTTCGATATGGATGCCGTCTGTGCGGCCTTTGCCGCCAATACCAAGTTGGGACTGACGCCAGAGCAGCTTAAACAGTTGATCAGGCTGACCAAGGCAACGCTCAACTTATTGCAGCCTGACACCATCACGGATGACGTGTCGGCAGCCACCGTCAGTTTCGAATAAATATGGAGCATCCGTGATTAACGCCAAGGCAAAGATAAAGTTCGATGCAAAGAAAGTGATGGCGGCTGCGAAGCGTGGCAATATCACCAGCCTCGGCCACGCGGCTGCGGTGATCCGACTGGTGGCGAGGCACTCGATCAGGAAATCGCCGAAGAAGTCACGGGCAGGGGCACCGCCAAATACCCGCAAAGGCCGCTTGCGGAGTGCCATCAAATATGCGGTGAGTAAATCGCCGCCGGGTGCGGTGATCGGCCCGGATGTCGAAGTCGCCGGCACCAGCGGGAAGGCTCACGAGTTCGGCGGGCGCTATAAGAAGCAGCGTTATGACCGTAGACCGTTCATGAAGCCCGCACTGGAAAACGTTAAACCCAGGCTCCCCAAAATATGGGCCAACAGTGTGAAAGGATCATAAATCATGGGAATTAAGTTCGGCCTTGATGCTAAGTTGTATTACTGCGTCGCCGGCATTGGTGGTACGCCCACCTGGATCGAGTTGACCAACGTTAAAAATGTCACGCTCTCGCTGACTAAAGGCGAGGCAGACGTAACCACCCGTGCGAATAAGGGATGGAGAGCAACGGCGGGAACTTTGAAAGAAGGCACCATCGAGTTCGAGATGATCTGGGATACAAGCGATACCGGATTTGTTGCGGTCAAGAATGCATACTTCAATAACTCGATCATTGGTATCGCCGCGATGGACGGCCCGATCACCGGACCGGATTCCAATGGTAGCCAGGGCTTGTGGGCGGATTGCATGATTACCGACTTCTCGCGTGACGAGCCGCTCGAAGAGGCGCTGGGCGTGAAGGTCACCGCCAAGCCCACGTATTCGACCAATCCGCCAATCTGGAAGACGGTCGGCAGTGCGTAATCGCCTCCCTCCTCTGCTTTAGAAAACCTGAAGCTCAAACTGTACTTTGAACGGAGAGTGCAATGAAAACCTTTGTCGATAACGCCGGGAGAACCTGGACGGTTTCCATCAACGTGGACACCGTCAAGCGTGTTCGCAGTTTAACGGAAGTGAACCTGCTCGAAATCATCGAAGGGAAACTGCTGAACAATCTGATCGGCGACCCAGTGCTGCTGTGCGATGTGATTTACGCGGTGTGCAAACCAGAAGCGGACACCAAGAATGTCAGCGACGTGGATTTCGGGCGGGCGATGGCGGGCGACGCCATTGACGGCGCGACGACGGCGCTGCTGGAGGATCTGGTCGATTTTTTCCCTCAGGGCCGGCGGCGGGTGCTGAGCAAGGCGCTGGCGAAACTTCGGAAATTCGAGACGGCGGCGCTGCAGACAGTGGAAACGCGGCTGGAAAGTCCGGAACTCGAACGGCAGATGCAAGCGGCGCTGGCAGAACTCGAAAGCGGGGGCGGGGGGCCGACACTGCATGGGAGCTTATCTGGCAGTGTGCCGGAATCCTCGGCATCAACCCCGGTCGATTCACGCTCCGCGAACTGATCGACATGACGCAATCGCGTCAGGAAGACAACTGGAATCACACCGCGGCGCTATTAACGATGTTGGCCAACGTCAACCGCGACCCCAAGAAAGGTCGGGCATTCAAGCCCGCGGACTTTCATCCGGCATTCCCCACACGGCGAAAACACACTGAATCGAAACCACCCGCCCCGCTCAAGGGCGACATCACAATGTTGAAGTTTTTTGTCTAACTAATGGAGGTCACATGAAAACGAAATTCAAAATCCTCATCGCGGCGATCCTCACGGCAGGCATGGTTGCATGTAATGGGGTGCAACTGAGTGCCACCTATTCTGAGCGTCTCGACACCGCCGCCGCTGCCGCCGCCGAAAGCTACCGTCGTATTCAGATTCCGGAAGACCAGGGCGGCCTCACCCGCGCACAGGCCGGACAGGTGCTCGGCGGACTCTCCGACTTCCTGCAATTGTTCCGTGACGCCAGAGATGGCAAAGCATCGCCGAGTTCGACCCCCGTCACGAAACCATAACGACGGAAATTAGCCGCTGATGCACACGGATAAACACAGATGAACATTGATAGTTTTCAATGACGAAAGGGAAATGCAATGTCGGATACAGTCCTCAGAACTATCGTTGAACCTCTCACTGAAGCGACAACGCTGGCGGTTCAGGAGATTGTCGAACGGGTAACGGCGAAGTTGGGCAAAACTCAAGCAGCCGCGCTCGCGCCGGTGATCGCCCAGTATGGCCCGGCCTTCGCCGCGATGACCGCCGCCGATATTTGGGCGTGGATTGAGTTGGCAACTCGGGGTGATCCCTACAAATCCTACGCCGCCATTATCGCCAGACTTCCCAACCAAGAACTCGCGGACGAGTGGGCGGCGATCAACCAGAAAATGCAAAGCGCGAACATTCAGAACGCGGCGACTGTCGCGTGGCAGCGCGATGCAATCGGTGCGTTGCTCAAGGCTCTCGTCGCAATTGCGGCGACGCTGGTGTTTGTTTAGGCGGCGGCGCAGGTAAGCAAGCGGCGGCTGACACCGCCGGATGGATTTTAATGAAAGGTATCAATATGGAAGCTGTAAGAAAGACACTTCAAGGTTGGAAGACCTATATCGTCGGCATCATCGCGATCCTCGGCGTACTGGTCACATTCGCCGACGGCTCCTGCGAGATCGGCACGGTCATCCAAACCGTCGCAACATCCATTCTCGCGATGACGGTGCGGGCCGGTGTACAGAAAGTGCAAGACGCGACAGACGCGGAGTAAGTGCGGCGATGACGAACGTCACAAACATCGAGATTTTCGTAGCGGTGCTTGGGGGGCTGGGAAGCCCCCAAACCGGCGACATCGCCGTTGCGCTATCGCAGCTTGATGGTGTTCGCGTCTGGACATCATCGCTACGTCTCGATCAGTTCCGCGCTGATGTCAACTTAGCCATTCGTCTTTTTCCAGCGGAGAAAGTGGTGCTGGTCGGGCACTCGTTCGGCGCTCAACGCGTATTGGACGTATGCAATGGAGTTTTCTTCTATGGCATCCGAGTGGATTATCTCGCGTTGATTGATCCAGTGGCATTCGAACCCTTCTGGTCGCGGACGTTGAATTATCCGACGGGAAATGCGGCTCCGAAAATCTGCGACATCTTCCGGGCCGCCAACTCGTTCCCCGTCTTTCCCGCCACCATCGTCGGCGGTCCTGATCCTATCGTGATTGCCGGAACCACCCACAATTCGCTGTGTCACAATCCTTCGGTAATCGCTTCAATCGTCAACCGCGTCGCGAAGTTGCAAGGAGTGTAAATCGTGGCTTCGTCTCAAGGCATCAAAGCTGGCAGCGCTTTCATCGAGTTGCTTGTGAACGACAAGTCGCTCATCAAAGGGCTGCAGAGAGCTGGTGCAAAGCTCAAGGCATTCGGCAATTCTGTCGCTGATCTTGGCAAGAAGATGGCTATGATCGGCACCGCCGTCGCTACACCGTTGGTCGGTTTTGCCAAGGTCTTTGCATCCGGGAGCAAGGAGCTTCAGACGCTTAGCCAGCGGACGGGTATCTCGGTCGAAGCGCTCTCGGAGTTGGGTTACGCCGCGTCGATCTCCGGCACCAATATGCAGACGCTCGAAGGCGGCATCAAGAAAATGCAGCGGACGATCTACCAGGCGGCGATTGGATCGAAGACGGCGACGGCGGCGCTTGCGCAGTTGGGGCTGACCGTCGATGATCTGCGAGGATTGTCGCCGGATGCGCAGTTTAAGCTCATCGCCGACAAGCTCACCGCCATCCAAAGCCCCGCCGTTCGCGCGGCGATGGCGATGGCGATCTTCGGTAAGTCCGGCATGGACCTATTACCCATGATGAGCCGGGGGGCTGCCGGAATTGATGCGATGCAGGAGGAGGCACGGAGGCTCGGATTAACGTCTTCGGAAGCCAGCGTCGCTATTGGCGTCAAATTGGCCGAGGCGCTCAGTACGCTCTGGATGGTGCTCAAGCAGGTTGGCGCAACGCTGGGGGAGGCGGTAGCGCCGCTGCTCACAGTTGTTGCCAACCGCATCATCGACATCGCGGTCAAGGCGATTGCATGGGCGAAGCAAAATAAGGAACTCATCGTCACCATTTTCAAGGTCGCTGCCGGCGTGGTCGCGGCGGGCATTGCACTACTCGTGCTGGGTAAGACGATTGTGTTGTTGGGTGGCGTGTTCGCGGCGTTGGCGGCGACGGTGGGCATGGTTTCCGCGATGACCGGGATGCTTGGTGGGATCATCGCGGGGCTGCTCTCGACCATCGGCCTTGTGGTGGCGGCAGTGGCTGCGCTGGGGACATACCTTATCTATGCATCGGGAATGGGCGGGAAAGCTCTATCCTGGTTGGGCGAGCGATTTGCGGAATTGTCGTCATTTGCGACCGAAGCCTTCGGCGGAATCGCCGACGCGCTCGCCGCCGGGGATATCGCACTGGCGGCGAAAATTCTGTGGCTGACGCTCAAGGTCGCTTGGCAGACAGGGATCAGTGCCCTCGAAACCTTGTGGACTCAATTCAAAGGCTCATTCGTCAATATCATTCAGGGGGCATTCTACGGAGCGCTGGCTGCGTGGGAGATCTGTCGAGGCTCACTCGAAGTCGCATGGGTTGAAACAACCGCATTCCTGTCAAAGACGTGGACGAGTTTTACAGCGGGCTTTCAGAAGACGTGGAATTCCGCGATCAACTGGACGACGAAACGGCTGCTGGAATTGTGGAGCCTGTTCGACGACAGCTTCGATGTGAACGAAGCAAAGAGCATGGCGGATCGGGAACTTGCGGATACGAATAACCAGATCGAGGCCCAGAAGAAACAGGCCCTTACACAGCGAGAAAACCAACGCAAGCAGGAGCGTAAAACTGCAGACGATGCGTATAACTACAACATGACGCAGATTGGTCAGGCCGCTATTGACGCCGAGGACAAACTCGCCAAAGAGCAGGCGGAGAAAATCAAACAATCCAATGAAGAACTGGAAAAAGCGAGAGACGAGTGGCGTGACGCGATCGGCAAGGCCCGCCAGGAACGGAAGATGAAAGAGGCACAGGGGCCGGATCGACTCGAACCGCCGCCAGCGATCTCCGATTACCTCGAAGGTTTGGGGACGGCGATTGAACAGGCACAGAAGAAGACCATCGGTGTGCGCGGCACATTCAATGCGATGGAAGCTGCCGGGATGGGTGGCGGCGGTGTGACAGATCGCATCGCGAAGGCGACGGAAGAAACAGCAAAACACACGAAGAAATTGGTTCAACAAGGCAACGATGACGCGGAATTCGACTGACGGAGTTTGCATGGCTACGGTTGTTACGGAAAAATTTGAGAGCCGTCAGGCGACGATGGGTGACAATGAGTCCGTCGAGCTTGCGTACAACATCGCGGGCAGCGATGACGATGCCGAGGTCCGTTCGGCCCTTTTAGCTACTTCCCCAATCTGGTTTTGTAATTTGATTCGCCAGAGTGCGACGGTCGAGCCGGTCGGGGAAAATCTCTGGGAAGGCAGGGTCAAATATGGCTTGTGGCAAAAGCAGCCGCCCGCTGGCGAATCCGTTTTCTCCTTCGACACCGGTGGTGGGATGCAGCACATCACCCAGAGTCGTCAAACTGTCGGACGTTATCCCAACAATGCCCCGGATTTTGGTGGAGCCATCGGCGTCACGCACGATGCCGTCGAGGGCGTGGATATCACGATTCCCGTGTATCAGTTTTCCGAGACGCATTATTTCCCGGCGGCGGTGGTGACGTGGCCTTACAGAGGGCAGCTTTTCTACCTGACCGGCAAAGTCAACAGCGCTTCGTTCCGAGGTTGTGCGGCTGGCGAGTGTCTGTTCTTGGGAGCCAGCGGTTCACGGCGGACCCAGGGGCAGAGCATCTTCGATGGGGACTGGGAAATTAGCTTCAAGTTTGCTGCCAGTCCGAATGCGACGGGATTGCGGGTCGGCACAATCAGCGGGATCAACAAACGCGGCTGGGAGTATATGTGGGTGCGTTACCAGGACGCCGAGGATGAAGATGCCAAGGAGTTAATCAAAAAGCCTGTGGCGGTCTACATCGAGCGAGTTTATGACTCGGCCAATTTCGCAGGCCTTGGAATTGGGAGCTGATAGATGGCGGCGATGGGCGATCCAATGAAAAAGGTCCGAACCGGCGATAAGTTACGTATCCCGGCAGCGACCTTCAATGCTTTCATCGACACGACGCGAGCGTTTCAGGCGTCCCAGCGGAACATCAGCTCGACGCCGCAGTCGGCGGTGCGATCCAGCGGGATCGTGCTACCTGCTCGCGACCGAGGCCGACAAGGTTATTATGTGCAAGCGCTCCGGCAAAACCCACCTCGCACCAGGCGTCGTAATTTTTCGGATCGTCGATCACGATCAGGGCGTTCTTCATGATAGTTTTGAGCAAAGTTTCGCAGAGGCCGTCGGTTACGTCAGTATTCAAGGTGTTGGTGAAATATCGTTCGAAGATATGACTCATCATGTCGGCCACGCCAGCCGGTGCCGACCGCCTCGGCTGCTCCGCGAGTATCGCCATCCTCAACGAAACCACCGCAAGGTAATATTCAGGCAACCATGAACTTGTAACGACTCATTTTCACGTCGTGCTGTTGTGCTTATACTCCTGTGGTACAATCACAGCTCAGGTCTACTGGATGTTGTGTGATCGTTGTTGTGTGGCACAGCATTTAGGTAGACTCGGGATGATCGCAGACAAGGGAACTTATATGGAAGTAAATCGGCTCTATAATCGGGACTGCATCGAGGGGATGCGCGAGATTCCTGAAGGGTCGGTCGATTTGGCGTTCGCCGACCCGCCGTTCAATATCGGTTATGACTACGACGTTTATGAGGATCGCCGAGCTGCTGACGAATATTTGGAGTGGACGCGTCAATGGGGAGCGGCCCTCGTCAAGGCTCTGAAGCCCGACGGCACATTTTGGCTGGCCATCGGAGACGACTTCGCCGCCGAACTCAAGCTGATTTTTCAAAGGGACTTGAAACTGACCTGCCGGAGCTGGGTCATTTGGTATTACACGTTTGGGGTCAACTGTAAGTTCAAGTTCAGCCGCAGCCACACGCATCTTTTCCACTTCATCAAGAATCCCAAAAAATTCACGTTCAATGGCCAAGCGATCCGCGTACCGTCGGCCCGGCAGTTGGTTTACGCCGACAATCGCGCGAACTCGACCGGGCGTTTGCCGGACGATACGTGGGTGCTGCGTCCGCAAGATTTGCCCAACGGGTTTGGTCCTGAAGAAGATGTCTGGTATTTCCCTCGCGTTTGCGGAACGTTTAAGGAACGTGCCGGCTGGCATGGCTGTCAGATGCCCGAGCAACTCCTCGGCCGTATCATCAAAGCCTGCTCCAATCCCAAAGATTTAGTTCTGGATCCCTTTGCCGGCAGCGGGTCCACGTTAGCGGTAGCCAAGAAACTTGATCGCAGCTTCATTGGGTTTGAACTCTCCAAGAATTACGCGGACCAGATTCAGGCTCGTCTCAAAACTGTCGAGGTCGGCCAACCGCTGTCGGGTGCCGAGGAACCCAAAGTCTCGGCCCCCAGCACGAGCAAGGGCAAGAAGCGACCGGAGTTTACGACGCCACCACCCCCGTCGCCCGCCCCAGTGGTTTTTCGCACGAAGCCCGATGATGTGAATCGCGGTATAGTCGAGGCTTTCTTCGCTGCTCGGGATGGCTTTCCTGTAGATCGACTCATTGCCGATCCATATCTTAACGCAAGTTTTGTCGATACTTGCCAGCGTTTGGGCTTGCCGGGTAAACCGGTCGAATGGAACCGTCGTTTGATGAATTTACGCAAGGCAGGTTATTTCAAGGGACTGCCGCGCAGCAAAGTCACGACGTTTCCCTTGGAAGAAGCTAAATTTCAAAAGTACAAATATGCATGTGAGATCGCCATTCAAAAATTCCAAGTCGAAGGTTCTCCCTTGGATCGGGTGCTCTGTGATCCGGCATTAGCAGCCCAGTTTGATGAATGTGTGATGAATATGATCCCTGAGTCGCTTACTTCACTGATGGTTCGGTGGTTCGCGTTGCGGCTACGTAAGCAGGCTTGGAGTTACCGCCGCCAGGCGCAGCAGATCACAGAGCCAGTGAACATCGCACGGAACTACAAAAGCCCATTTGATCTTGCCCACCTGAAACGCGCGCCGACTTCAGCGGGGTTATATTGGTTACGTGCGGGGAACGACCACCCTCTCTATGTGGGCGAAACCCCTAATCTGCGAGAGCGCCTCGAACTACAGTTCACGGCAACCGGGTTCGACTACTGGGGAACCGACCGCCGGAAGCTGGAACTGGGATACCGCTCAGTTGAACAACCTGAGCTCACGCAACCAAATCAATCTATTTGGATCGGAAGATGGAAGCCGCTTGGTAATCTCGCCAGTCTGGGGCTCGTCGCATGAACGAACAGGTTCTTCAGGCATTCTTACAGGTCCGCGACGGTCGTTCGCCAGATGTGGTCGTCGCTGATCCCGACCTGAATTCCCGGTTCTTGGCCGCTTGCCGTGCTGCCGGTGCTGAAGGCACGGACGTTGAGCTCAACCACTGCCTCTACAATCTGCGCAAGCAGGGTAAGCTCAAAGGTCAACCGATGCCTGTATCAAGACTGGCGGTGGCAAGGAATGTGAACTAGGCTGGCAAACTACACCGAAACGGCAAACTACATCACAATGCGCACGATTCCCCGGTGGTGGGTCCAAACGCTATAAAACAAGGGGTTTTGAGCGAACTTCGAAGGGCGTTCGAATCGTGCGCATCGCACGCCTATCGCTCGCGGATTTCGGACATAAGATACGAAGTTGCGAACAAAAAGAGCTGGTAAAAACACTGGGCAAAAACAAAACCACGCAGAACTGAACTGCGTTTTCAATCAGCATCGCGAATTCGGATCGAACTCGCAAGAATTTGGCCTGGCGTCTGGCCAGCTTGTCTGCCGGAGCGGCTGGTTCGTAAGGTTGGTCGGACCTTGGCCCGACGCCCGTCTCTTGGCGGCTTCCAGCAAACCCCGACGGTGGCTTCGCGGGTTTTGGTGATGGCGACGAGCTTGGCGTAGTCGCCGGTGTCGAAGGTCATTGTGCCACCAGACTGCGTAAACACAGTGACTCGTTTGCCGTTGACGAGTTCAAGTTCATTTCGCAAGGCATGGATTGTTTGTTGCGGCGTTCCTTCTATGATGCCACCGGCGATGATGCGGTTCACGTCGGCATTGCTTACGCCCAGGTCCGCCATGCGAGTCAATGCACGGAGCGCTTGAGCATGCATGGAGTCTGCAGCCTTGAACAGATCGTCGCCGGTTTGGGACATCCACCGGTGATCAGTGCGATGAGACTTTTGATCTGCCTGGCCTTGAGCCGAGGTTCGGGCCTGGGGCCGCGTTTGCGGGAGACCAACGCTCCATCGCCTGAGTTCTCGACGGCGGCCAGCCAGGCGTCGATGGAACTGCGAGAGACATGGAAGGTCACAGCCGCGTGCGACTTTTTCATGCCTTGATTGCTGATAGCATGCACCACGCGTCTTCGAAGTTCTTCCTGTGCTGACGGCGACAATGTACGTGTATCGTTCACTCTCATGAGAGTATATACGAATCGAAATCCATTTTCGCTCGGCGATTATTGGTTTAGCTCAACGTTTTCGACGCGGCGTTGGCCGCTTTTGATCGGCGGCGCAGGGGTGATCGTTGGTTCGGATTCGCCGGCGGCGAGCATGCGGGTGATGAGGCGGTTGCGGAGGATGTCGGAAAGTGGACGATGCGATTCGTAGCCGACGAGGTTGGTTAGCTCGTACGGATCGGCATAAAGATCGTAGAGACATTCCTCCACGTAATGCGTTGAATTCATGTCTTTCCAGCCGTTCTTGTCGGGGGCGGTGACGCTGTATTTCCAGCGGCTGGTGCGGATGGCACGGGCGACTTGCGATTCGCTGATCTGCACGAAAACGTCATCGGGCCATGTGTCGGCGCGACGCTGCACGAGCGGTAAAAGGGAACGCCCTTGCATAGTCGAGGGGATTTCGATTCCGGCGACGTCGAGGAGTGTGGGCGGGAAGTCGATGAGGCTGACGAGTTGCGGCAGGCGACCGCCGTTCTGGAACAGGCCGCCGCCGCCAAGAGCGCCGGGTACGCGGATGGAACTTTCGTGGCAGGAGCGTTTGTACTCGCTGTTGCGGGTTTTGAAGTGGCAGGCATGGTCGGAGGTGAAGAGGATGGCGGTGTTGTCCCAGAGGCCGAGGCTTTTGACAGATTCGCAGAGTCGTCCGAAGGCTTCGTCGAGACGGCGGCACATGCCCCAGTAACCGCCGAGGTCGCGTGCGCTGGTGCCGCCGAGAGCCTGGAGATCGGGGGGAGTCCAGCGGCCCTGGTAGCGCTCGCGGTAGCCGTCGGGGGCGGGGTAATCATCGCGATGATTCTGAAAGTGCGGCTCGATGTAGGAAACGAAGAGGAAAAAAGGATGCGATTGTTCGCGATCGATGTAGCGAATGGCGGCGTCGGTGAGGGCGTCGACACGATAGCCGGGCAGGCGAACGCGCTTGCCGCCAGCGTCGAAAACATTGCATCGGTAGGCGTCGGAGGTGAATTCCAAAACGTTGGAGGCGAGCCAGTAATCGTATCCGCCGCGTTGCTCGGGAGCCACCGGTCCCATCGATTCGCGGCTGGCCAGGTGCCATTTGCCGATGTAGCCGGTGTGGTAGCCTGCGTCATGGAAGTATTGTCCGAGCATTTTGTGCGAAGGGTCCGGGAGGACGTCGTTGCGGTAGGCGCCGCTGGCGGTGGCGTAGAGGCCGGTTTGGAGACAGGCGCGTGCCGGGCCGCAGACGGGTTGGCAGGTGAAGGTGTTAAACAGGTGTGTGCCTTCGGTGGCGAAGCGATCGAAGTTGGGGGTGAGATCGAGCGGGTTTCCGTGCAGGCCGATGCTGTCGTGACGCTGCTGGTCGGTGAAGAAAACGATGACGTTGGGGCGAGCGTTGGGCATGTTGTCCTCCGTGGCAGGCATTGTAACAATGGTGAGTCGTCAAGTCGTTCAATCGAAAGAAGGGGTGTATGACACTTTACTTCGGGCGGCTAATACTACAACGCTACGAAAGCTCAAGATAAAAGCGGTTGGAGGCCGATGGTGACTTTCAGGAACTGGTTTTCTTAACTGTTTTTCTGGAAGGAGCCAAGCATGAAAGCAGACACGATTCTCAGG